AAACTTTGACTCTGCCGTTTTCGCGGCTATATTTTTTGAATGGTGGAAAGAGCAGGATCAATTGCTTTGGACCGTTCGATATAAGTACTTGGAAATTTGCCCAAAATATTTAAACAAAATAAAAATTATCGACAACGTTTGTAGGGAGCATTCCTGATATGGCCACACCTGGACAAATAACTGTGATCAAGATAGCTCAGAAAGAATTTGAGTGGACGGATGAGGAGTATCGAGGATTTCTTTACGCCGAGGCAAAAAAGAAATCTTGTACTCAACTAACTGATGATGAAGCCAGAAAAATTATAGAGAAAATGGTGCAGATGGGGTTTGTCATTAAGGGGAAAGGGAAGGTTAAAAGATTGCGGCCTTCTCCACCAAGCGATGGCAAGGAAACCATTTCAGAGTCTCAACAGGATTGTATTGAAAGTTTCAGGCAATACTTGAAATGGGATCTAAAACAAATGCAAGAACATTCTAAAGCTATAGCCAAGATCTGGTGGCCGCAAACTAGAGCCCAGGGAGTCAAGCTGGTTTTTAATCTTTTTGCCCGGAATGCTCAGATGATTTTTAGAAATATCCAATTCCTCGATAAATCCAAACTAACTCCCTGGGAGCGTGATTTTCTTTTCTTTAATAAAAAATGTGACGGGAAAATCGAGAACGCTCACGAACAAATAGCAAAGTACTTGAAGAACAAAAATAAACGTGGACACAGAACCGCTCCGGACTTCTCAATGCTCAAACTTTTGGAGATCTTGATAAAGCGGCCGGAAAAGTCAGTTTCCATTATTCAGGGGGCGAGGAATTAATGGCCGGGGGTATGACAGTTGAAGAAGTAATTGAAACGCTTATGGAACACAAGGTTAAAGGGTACCGTTGCGACTTGTGTAACGGGCAATTCAAACCATTCCTATTCGGCTCGGTGAAATGCCAGGACTGCGGCAAGATGGCAAATTTTAAAGTGAGTTGTTGTGATGATCCAAAGGAGGAAGTGTGATGAGGAATAAAAAGCAACCCCCTCAATCCCCCTTATCAGGGGGAGGCCATGCAGAACCAGCTAACCTGGCTGAGCGGATTGCAAAGGGATTGTGGTGGGATCGGGCTTTGACGTTGGTTGAGGGTTGCACCAATGTTTCTCCCGCTTGTGACAACTGCTGGGCAGAGTCTGCTACTGCTATGCGCTCGAAACAAAAGAATGAAAAAATTCAGGAACGCTATAAGGGTCTCACTAATAAAAAAGGAAAATTCAACGGCAAAATTAAAATGATGTGGAAGGCGTTGAAGATTCCCGCAAGCGTTAAAAAGCCTACGGTCTTTGCAGTGTGGAATGATTTGTTTCACGACAAGGTAAATTTAAAATTTCAAAAGGCAGCATGGGACATGATGTGGGGAAACAGCCACCACACCTTCATCGTTCTCACAAAACGACCCGAACGAATGTTTCATTTCATAAAAGATCACGCATGGGCCGGGCATTTTGGATGGTTGAATTGCGATTATGAACCATTCCAGCCGGGTGAAGTAGTCTCATTTGAAGACCTCTTTTATCGGTATCGTTGCGGTTATAACGGATGGGGTGATGAGTTCCAAGGGCACTACTGTGACCATTCCGATAACAACGGTCGCGATGGCGGTGAAAGGGAAGAAAGCTGCGATGAGCAGAGTTGTCCTATTGGCTACAGCGGTCAGCTTAAAGATAAGCTTGTTGAATGGGATTGGAACCCCGAAGACTATGAATTCGATGAAGAAGGTTTCGCAGATGACACAGGATTATTGGAACTTCACACCCGCCCAGGCGAAGGTGCTGCCTCGAATATTATTTTAATGACCACTGTGGAAAGTAGCGAATATCTGCACCGTTTGAACTGGCTCCAGCGTATCAAAGAAGTTTCGCCCTTTTACCGTCTCGGCGTTTCTGCTGAGCCTGTTTTTGGGGACCTTGATTTATCCAATTTTCTTTCTAAAAAATTTACATGGAATTTGAGCCGCCCAACCTTGAGAAAACTCGAAGTCCCTTATATTGACTGGGTGATTATGGGTTGTGAGTCTGGAGCGAATCGAAGGCCTATGGATATTGAGTGGGTGCGTAAAACTCAGAAGCAATGCGAAGAAGCCAACGTTGCATTCTTCCTGAAACAAATGGAAGTCGGAGGCAAGGTAGCAAAAGCCCCGATGCTGGATGGGAAACAGTATCTGGAATTTCCAAGACAATTAATCAGGGATGGACACCGATGAACATGGATAAAAAACAATATGTAAGACAACAAACCCAAACGCGCGACCACACCTGCCATTGGCCCGGATGCGAAAAGCAAGTTCCTCCGGCTATGTGGGGCTGTAAACCCCATTGGTTTAAATTGCCTGTCGAGTTAAGAAATAAAATCTGGTTGTACTTCAGGCCTGGACAGGAAAAGGATTTTTCTCCATCAAGTAAATATTTAAAAACGGCAGACGAAGTTCAGGAATGGATAAGAGCGAATCATTCAGGCTAGCTAAATAGAGAAATGAAGATTGGGTGAAGGGCTCCCTTGAGTTTGCTAGCAACGGACGGGAAACCCTTAACCTGACCCGGTAGCCGCCAAGGCCCGCAAGAGCCTCGTAGACCAGTAATGGGGCGGTGGCGAACCCTTCGGTAATTCCGCATCCAAGTTGATGCTTGTTCGAGGGCAGCCAGCCGGGTTCTTAATCCAAACCCCTCCCGACCTCCCCTTATGAAAGGGGAGGAGGATTTTAGAAGATCAGGAGAAATGAAAGGAATTTAAGATGCGATTCACATTAGCAAAATGGATACACCCAGATGGCGACTACACCCGCGTGTACGTCAATCACAAGTATTTCGAAAAATTAAAAATGTATTTTGACAGCTGGGCAGGAGAAGAAGTGCGTATGCATTTTGATGCAAGCTTTTACGACTTTCCGAAACCGTTCTGCTACGAAGCTGACAAGGTCGAGGCCGTTCGCGATGCTGCTTTAAGGGAAAGCGGTATCGACCCGGATGATTTCACATGGGAAGAATTGTTGGAGGCTTGCGCGTGAAACACAACCCCCTCAATCCCCCTTCTCAGGGGGAAGTTTTTAACATTGAATCCGGCATCATGCCGGGGAGAAATTGAATTGGAAGAATCGGAAGCACGGCACCTGCGATCAGCACCGTTGAATGAGTTTTTTGATAACCTTGAAAAGCAATCGAGCGGACATGAGGATGAATGGATTGTTGATGGCATCATCAGCTATAAAGGCATTGTTCTTTTTACCGCTGATGAAAAATTTGCTAAAACATATCTCGCAATCTACCTTGCGCTATGCGTTGCTTCGGGGAAGCCGTTTCTTGGTAAGCGCGTGATGATGCAAGGACCCGTCTATATCCATTCCCCCGAAGGAACTCGGCAGCGATTCGGCAAAAGATTAAAAGAAATGCTGTCGACAATGAATCTCGACCTCGCCAAAATTCCACTGACGATCTCAGAAGAGTTTGACTTGTATTTGAACGATCTCGATCACCAGGCACGCATCGAGGAGCACCTCCAAAAAAATCGCTTCATATTGCAGATTTTTGATCCGTTGAAAGACTGTTTTCGCGGTTCGTTTTACAATCAGGAGGAAAACCGAAAGATGGAGCAATTCCTGAAGCGTACAGCGCGGGAATATTCTGTCACGCATTTCATTTCTAATCATAAGATCAAGTCAACTAATACGGACCAAAACAAAGAAATCAAAGGTGATGGTTCGTTGCCACGAATGGCGGATGACATTATGAATGGGAAAAAGCATGGGGTGCGAGGTCGCAGTATCACATTTTGCCAGCGGGAGAGAATGCCGCACCCAACTATCTATTTGATGCTGCCGGAGGTGGAGGGGATGAAAATGCGTTTTGAGCTTTGCACGGAAGACGATATCCGGGCAGAAGGAGCCGATGACCGCATTAAGAATCTTGCGAATGCTCATCTCGAAACCATTCGGGAAGATGATAAGGGATGGGCGGTTTCGGAACTCAGGGGTAGCAAGGGCAGAAATGAAGACCATTCGGCGGCGATCAAAATTCTTGAAAACGAAGGGAAAGTCATCCGGGTTAAGAAGAAAATATACCTGCATCCTGAAAATGGCGGGGAAAACCCGGCTGTTTTAGAGTTCTGTCCCAAACCCAATGGGGACAGAAGTCTGGAAAAGGGACAGAAGTCGGACAGTGACGCTGAAAAAGTTCTGTCCCAAAAACCCACGGAGGCCCTCCCCGATAAAATGGGACAGAAGTCAGAAGGTGGTGAAGTGCAACCTAAGTCCTTTTTAAATAAGTTGTTTGGGGGTAAAACGGAATGAAGTCTGGAATGAAGCCTAGTTGGTATGACAGCGTAGGTATGGATAGTTTGCCGGATGACCTTCAGCAGGACGCTTCAGATTTCGCCTCAACCATTCTGGGCCTCCTGCCTCATTCAAAAGACGATCTCCCGAAGGACGATAAGGGCAGGAGAGATCTGGCAGAAAAAATAGGTCTTGAATGTATAAAGACGCAAATAGCCGGAAATGCAGGTACTGATAAGTATTTCCCTCTATGGAGCGGCAATAGGTTTACTCCCGATCGTCATATTGCTATCCACGCCGATTACTGGCAGAAGAAAGCTGCCGGGACTCTTGTTTTGCAGGAGTTTCTTGATAAATGGGACATTACTGAGCGTTTGCTCAGAACCATCAAGGGTAAAGGGAAGGACCCTAATCAAATAGAGATGTTCCCGGAAGATGAGTAGACTACCGGAACCCCCTCGATCCCCCTTCTCAGGGGGAGGAAATTCAGCCCTGTGGATTGCCGCGCTTCGCTCGCAATGACGGTCAAAGCCAACCCTCCCCTAACCCCTCCCTATGAAGGGAGGGGGAAGTTTTACCCCCCCCTGTTTGAGTATCTATTCATTAATAGCTGAATAATCTGTTTTCCGGAAACGGCTCCTCTTGCCTGTTTCACCCCCCGAGTTTTATTCTTATCTCACTTAATACTGCTGCGTTTCAACGCAGCACTTGTACGAAATTTATGCAGGGGAGAGCTTTCCTTTGGGAAGGGATGCTCACGAGCGGGAGGGCCGACAGTGCCTCCCGATTCCTCCTAAAATTTCGGCCTATCCAACTTTTTGAGGAGATGAGTATGAAGAAAACTTTTGCTTTGATCGTAGGTTCGATTTTCTTTTCGTTCCTGTTTTTCATGTCGTTATTTACAGGTAACGCCTTTGCAGATTCAAAATCGTCAATCTGTTCTCATTGTCACTCGTTGATCGATTCGATGGTGGATTTGGATTCAATAGACAAAAAGGCAACCCCCCTCAATCCCCCCTTGTCATGGGGGAAGTTTTTAACCACTCCCGTCAATGCCAGTTCAATCAAGCTGGGCGGTAAAACTTCCGGTTTTATTACGCCCTTCCATATGGCAACGCTTTCAGACAAGCCAATCATTTATGAGTTGTCTGAATACCTGGAAGAACCTGGCAACCCATTGACTGATGAAGAAAGCTTGCCCAGGGGAACCGTTCTGAATGTAAATCACCCCAGCCCTCTTTACGAAAGAGGGAGTATTAAACACGAATAACCAAGGCGGCTTGAAATAGAGCTGCGATTAAAGGCCGCAAGTTTTATGGCAAATCATGCGGGGAAGATTAGCCGAGTGCCTGGAGGAAGGAGCCATGCAACCCCTCCAGGCCATTAAAAATATTTTATGACTGAAGTTTTGAAGGCTCCAGGGGAATTTATTTATGAGTATCCAAAGCCAATTTTATACGAGCGCTTGTCGGATGTTCCCTGGGATAAAAATCGTTGGCCCAATTTTTCACCCGACGAACCACACCTTGCATGCCCTTTAACGGGAGAATTTTATTTTGATCTGTATGCCTTCGACCTTCTGCAAAAAGCCAGGACCCTCTGCGGAGTTGCTTTCAAAATTAACAGTGGTCATCGATCACCCATTTGGAATGCAAAGGTTGGCGGTAAGGCGCTCAGTCAGCACAAGAGAGTGGCTTACGATATTTCCATCCGCAATCACGATTTCCCCCTCACAGTTTTTCATTCGTGTAGGGATGCGGGTTTTACAGGTTTTGGTTTTTATCAGTCATTTCTTCATGTCGATACCGGGCGCAAACGTGCCTGGGGAACAAAGAGAGGTATAGCTTTATGGAAACGCTTGGGAGCATTTTAAATATTGGGTCCAGTTTTATGACTGGCGGGTTGACTGGAATATTGGGCTCTGTGTTTGGAGGGGTCTTTAAATATTACCAGGCAAAGCAGATTCAGCAATTCAAGCGAGAAGACAATGAGCATGAACTCAAATTGCTTGGATTGGAAATGGAAGCCAACCGGGAGGAAACGGAAAACGAAATCAAAATTGTTACCACCGAGGGTTCCTTCAGCGGCATGAAAGCTTCCATAAATGCTGATAGCAAAATTGGAACTTCCTATCGTTGGGTAAATTCGGTTCGTTCTCTTTTCAGGCCATTCCTCACTGCATGTCTTTTGGCGGTTTCGTTTTTAATCTTTAAAGATTTGATGACTGTTGTTAATGGCGGTAGCGAAAGCTCTATAGGGCTTTCTATTGAAGAGGCAAAAACATTATTGAAATACGTTGTGGAGTCTCTGGTGTTCACAGCAACCGCAGCAATTCTCTGGTGGTTTGGTGAAAGAAATTTCGCAGCACCTGGAACAAAAAATAAATAGAGGAAAATTATGAGTAACGAGGATGAGAAACAGCAGGGATCACATTACAACCTATCGAATCCGGGTAGAGGGTCGTTCGATATCACAAAAAATGACAGTACGGTTTTTGCAAAACCAACAAGGGCTTTATACGTTGGTTCTGCTGGCGATGTGACCGTTCGTATGATTGACGATGATGCGACTGATTATAGGACGTACGCAAATGTTCAGGAGGGAACCGTTCTGGATATCCAGGTGGATATGGTGAGGGCAACAGGTACCGCAGCGAGTGGGTTTGTGGGGATACTTTAAGGGCGATATGAAACTAGGACTTCCAATTAAATCCAGAAGCCGTAATAGGCTGAAAGACCCGTTAAAGCTTTGGCCCTCGACCTGCCTGTCTTGGATCGATCCGATTGGCGGAGTAGCAACATTTGGAGTTTCTCCAAAAGTTTCCCGAATCGTTTCCAAGGGTATTGGTAGTGCCACTTATGATTGGATTCAAAATACTGCCGGAGGGCAGCCCGACCTAACCTCAGTTGGCGGGATAAACGGAAAAAGAACCATTCGGTTTGGTGGTGATGTTGCAGGCGAGTCAATGACAGGCGGCGGGGCAATGAATGCTGATCTGACAGACAGAGCCTTTATCATTCAGGTAATACGATCCGGCGCGGAGCCGCAAGCTTCTTCCGCCGATGCGGGGACAGAGGACTATTGCGGAAACTCACAGCAAAATTACTGGCGGGACGTAGATAAAAACGCCTATTGCAATTTATTCAGCACTACCCGTCACGCAATAGGAAAAGTGCCCACCAATTTCGCAAAAGCCCATGTAAGAGAAATCTACAGCATTGATGGAGAATACACGGTTTGGATTAACGGTGTCCAAGTGTACACAACGGCAACTAATACATTCTCTAATCCTTTTACAACGGCGGTATGGGGCGAGTCGAATGGGAAAAACTTTTTAGGGGATTTTGGCGACACAATTATTTTAACTACCAAACCCGCAGACGTAGAAAGAAGAGATAACCGCAAATGGTTAAACAGTAGATGGAAGGTCGGTATTGCTGAAACAAGAAACCCTTCTTTCCCGTTGAATGGCAGACTCGCCATTGTCAGTAAAGCTGAATTGATTGTTGTCACCGATAAGCAAGGAGCAGATCAAGGTGGAACGATCAACCGCGATGATTTTGTTTCCGGGGATCCGAACATTGATGGTATTGCTTATGACCCGACCACGGATACATTTTGGGTTACAGCGGGGGCAATAATAAGCGGTGAGCAAATATGGAATATCAACCGCACTACGGGCGCAAAGATAAGCTCTATACAGCCTTCTGATTTTGGTGAAGAGGCAATATCTATCGAAAATATTGCGGTAATGCCAGATGGAACGCTGTTAGTTCTGGTAGATGCGACTAGTCAGGGCGATGTTTTCCATATCAACAGAGACGGAAGCCTGATAGCTCAACATGATTTAACCGAGATTACTCTTCCCTGGGTAAACCAAGTAGCCAGCCCGCAGGATATTTGCGTTAATCCCGCATTAAAGCAAATCGTTGTTTGTGACAACCAGAGAAAATCCCTTTTCTTTTTTGACTACAGTTTTAATTTCATACGGCAGTTTGAATTAACGGAGCTGGATATCGCTATTGAACCGCAGGCTATCGATTACGACTCCGTTACGGGACTGTATTGGATCAATTGTTATTTGCCGGAAGAGTGGAATTTCCTGATTGATGGCAACGGAAAGCAGCATTACAAGTTCGCTGAAACAGAATACGGAACCGAAAACGACACGCCAACAGGTATAGCTGTCATTTCATAAGGGGAGAAATAATTGAAAGAATTTTATATGGAGGCAAAAGAATTCTGGCCTCTGATTTTGATATTCGGGCAGATGGCGATTATTTGTGGTCAGTGGTATTTCGGGAAACGATTCGCCACTAAAAAAGAATTGAATTCAGTTGTTGAGGATTTGGAGTCTCAGAAAAAGGAAACCAAAGAAATCGACACTCGCGTGGTGGAAATCGAAGCAGAGCTAAAACATCTGCCTACGGCAAACGACATTAAGGAGCTTGAGAAAAGTATCAGCAAATTAAGTGCTGACATATCCGGAATGCAATCAACGAGTGTTTCACTGGGTAATTCGGTCAAATTGTTTAACCAATATTTAATAAGTCAAAGTAAGGATGGCAAATGAGCTTTGAAAAATTCCAACAAGAAGATGCCAGGCTGACGATCCTCGGTCTGTTAGCAGGCCAGAATGACTGGACGTTAAACGAGGCTGTTTTAAAGCCGGGACTTGCCGCTATGGGTCATTCACTTTCAAAAGATAAAATCCGCACTGAGTTGTCCTGGTTGCAAGAACAGGGTCTGCTTAAAGTTAAAACAGAAATGGGAATTCAGGTGGCAAAGATTTCACAGCGCGGATTAGATATTGCCGATGGGACTGCGGTCATTCCAGGTGTGAAGCGTCCTAGTCCGGAGGATGAATAGCGTGGCGAAACCATCCAGCATAGAGTTGTTGCCTGAAAAAATTCTGGAGGAGGTTAATCGCCTTGTTCGAGAAAAAGCCACGGGTGAAGAGATCGTGGCCGCTGTAGCAGATATGGGGGTCAGGGTTTCTTCGTCTGCTGTGGGTCGCTACAAAAAGAGTTTAAAGGACGTTTCTGAAAGGCTGCGACGAAGCCAGGATATTTCTAACGCTGTTATAGCGAAGTTGGGAAAAGAGTCGGAGAGCAAAGCGGCGCGAATGAATATCGAGCTTATGCATGCTGTTGTCACTGACATTTTGTTGCAAGCCGGTGATGGAGAAACCATCACTCTGGATGCGGGTGGCGCCATGCTTCTTGCCAAGGCTCTGGACCACTTGAGTAAAGCCAAGAAAACGGATGAAGAGACAATCCGAAAAGCGCGTTCCGAGGCTGCGAAGGATGCTGTCAAAGCAGCTACTGAAACTGGAAAACAAAACGGTTTAACCGCCGAAACAATCGACAAAATCAAACGAAGCATTTTAGGAATTAATGATGGTCGCAACTAAAGCAGATCAGCTAGAGAAATCAGCTTCAGTACTTGAAGAAATTCTTCTCCCCTATCAGGTGGAATGGGTTGGAGATAAAACTTCCTTCAAGATCTCTGAGAAAAGCAGGCGAACGGGTTTTACCTGGGCGGATGCTTGTGATTCTGTTCTGACTTCTTCAGCTGCGCGTCAAGCGGGTGGAATGGACTCCATGTATGTCGGATACAACAAAGAAATGTCTCGTGAATATATTGAGGACTGTGCGTTCTGGGCAAGACATTTCAATATTGCCGCGGGAGAAATCGAAGAAGGAATTTTTAATGATGAAGATAAAGATATTCTCACTTATCGAATCAAGTTTGCATCGGGGTTCGAGATTATCGCCTTGTCATCCAGACCTTCAAATCTTCGTGGCCGACAAGGAAAAGTAACCATTGATGAAGCCGCTTTCCACGATGATCTGAATGGATTGCTAAAAGCTGCAATGGCATTCTTGATGTGGGGTGGCCGTGTTGCCGTTATCTCAACTCATAACGGTGATGACAATCCTTACAACGATCTCTTGAAAGAAATTCGTTCTGGTAAGCGACCTGGAAAGGTTCATCGGGTCACCATTGATGATGCGTTAGAACAAGGGCTCTACCAAAGAATCTGTCTCAAGCTGGACCAGCCCTGGTCAAAAGAACTTGAAGCTGATTGGAAAGAGAACCTGTTCAAAACCTATGGCGCCGATGCGGATGAAGAATTGCTTTGTATTCCGTCTCAGGGTTCTGGAGTGTTTTTTACCCGCGCTTTGATTGAGTCGTGCATGAATCCCAATCTGCCTGTTTTGCAGTGGATATGTGACAAAGAATTTGTCCATAAGTCAATGGAAGAGAGGGAGTCGGTTTGTGAAGCCTGGTGTGATGATTATTTAAAGCCACTGTTGGAGAAACTGGACCCGTCTCTTAATTCGTTTGTGGGTGGAGACTTTGGGCGCACTGGTGATCTTTCTTGTTTCTGGCCAGCGTTAGAGCGAAAGAACCTAACCTATCTCACGCCGTTCATTATCGAGTTATCCAAAGTTCCTTTCGAGCAACAGAGACAGGTTTTATTTTATCTGATTGATGGCTTGAAGAGATTTCGTGGAGGGGCACTCGATGCCAGGGGTAATGGTCAGTACCTTGCTGAAGTGGCAATGCAACGGTATGGAGCGGACAGAATTCATCAGGTGATGATAACTGAAAAATTCTACCGGGAATACATGCCGAAATACAAAACCCATTATGAAGATCGAACTTTCGAGATCCCACTATCTGCTGACATTGTTGATGACCATCGAGCGTTAAAAATGATCAAGGGCGTTGCAAAGATTCCAGACAATATCAAGACCACTAATGAAAAAGGAATTCAAAGACACGGGGATTCTGCGATAGCGGGTTGCATGTGCAGCTATGCCATTAAAGAGATCAACGGAGTTGAAATCGAATATGTATCCACGGGTGAGAAACGAGAATCGTTAAGCACCGTAGAGGGTTGGTAAAAAACTATGGCAGACGAGAAAAATATAAAACCTGATGAGCAGGAAGTATCGGCAGTAGCGAGTCGAGATCTTTATGAGAATTTTGTGGGTGATGTC